CTGGTACTAACGGGAACAGTACTTACTCAGGGAAGGAGGAAAGATGATAGCAGGAATCATACCAGCACGAATGGGCAGCAAGAGGTTCCCGGGCAAGCCCTTGACTCCAATACTTGGTAAACCGATGATTCAGTGGGTGTGGGAGAGGGCCGCGTGGTGCAGTAGCCTGGATTATCTGTACATAACCACACCTGATCCTGAGATCATAGAGGTAGCCAACGACTTCGGGGCGAGAACACTATTGACTGGCAAATGCACCAGTGGCACTGAGAGGGTGCTGGATGCAGCTTGTAAACTGTGTTTGAGCCCAGACGACTACGTCATCAACATACAGGGGGATGAGCCCCTGGTAACTCCAGACATGCTTGACAGGTTGATCGCAGGAGTCATGAGGCCATGTTCTGTTGCCACACTTTTTTACCGCTCAGACGCATGGGCCAACTTCCACAACCACAATGTGGTAAAACTGGTGAATGATTCCTACTACCAGGTGCTGTACTTCTCCAGGGAAGGGATACCATCACTGCCGATAGGAAGGGTGGGTAGGTACAGCAAGCACATCGGCCTCTACGCCTACAAGGTGCAGGAGCTGAAGAGGTGGACGTGGATGCCTGCAGGCAGACTGGAGAAGTTGGAGAACCTAGAGCAACTCCGATGGCTGGAGCACGGACTGAGTGTGGTGGCGGTGGAGTCTGAGACAGATACCATATCAGTGGATGTTCCGGAGGATGTAACTAAGGTGGAAAGGCTCCTGATTTAAATTCTGATAGGGCACGGCTTAGAATAGAATAGCCGTGCCCATCTTGTCATACCCTATTACATCATTGGTTTAACGAGGCGGTTGCTTCGCACCAGAGACAGGCTTCGCACCATAGCCACAATAGCCGAAACACTTCTCAGCCGCTGGAGAGTCTTTGATATCATCGGATTTGACTTCTTCCTTCCAGCGCCATCCAGCCAAGCAATGGAAAGCCACACAGAATTTGTCCTCCCCTTGGGGAACACACTTGTAAAGTCTTGCTTCTCTTGCAGTCACATACATAGGATGTCTCCTTCTTAGTGTTTTTGGATTCCCGCCAAGGTTGCCCTGAGTTCGTCGAGCAACCTACCATATAAAATGTGCTGTTCTCCGAGTGTGGAGTCATACCAAACTTGGAGATTGGTGATCTGACGCTGGATGAGAGTGGCGTTCTGGTCGAGTGTGGCATAGTCACAAGTCATATTGTCAATAGGATAGAAGTTATAGGTGGCGTATGAGATCGGAAGCCACTTTATCTTCACCTCAAAAGCCATCTGTCGCGCACAGCCTCCGAAGGGGATGATTGGCTCGGCACTGGCATTGACGCTGGAGAACAGCAGTATGAGGATCAGGACAATAATCATTTCGGCTTCACGTCCTCCGCACTCGTTGACTTCGGAAACTCCTTCATCACACTCCGGAGTTGATTGCTGATATCCACCGCTGTGACATCGGCCTTGCTTGTGTCTGCAAGGGCGGTTGCTGATGTTGGGACTCCGATATACTCCAGATCGTATTTGAGTTTGTCCAATTCCACTTTAGTCTGCTTGGGCAAAGGCTCAACGGGTTTTGGAGCTTGTCCGATCTCACCCTTGGCAGGGACAGGTTGCGCCCAAAGGATGATGTAACCGTCAGATTTCATGGCTTCGAGCGTGGAATTGTCCGTCTCGATTCGCGCCACGAAGAAGTTGGGCTCAGTTGGGATTTTCATACCGGGTTGCCCCGTCACATCCTCGTACTTATCAACCTTGTGAGTTTTCCAATCGGGGCGATTCGGATCTTCGTGCGTACCCTTTCCCGTCCAACTCAGAAGCACCTCGGCCTGATAGTTTGCCCCGAAGCAAAGAGTAGGGATTAGAAGCAGGATTGCCAATACGATTCGCTTCATTCTCGTTCCTCCTAATATCCGACACGGGCGAAGGCATTGTCGTATGCATTGCTGGTAATAGGCCATACGGAAAAGTTGTCAAATTTGGGGCATTTATAGTTAGCGTCTGGATCTGACACTAGCCCAATAGTCTCTATCGTATCATTAAATGAATAGGTACTTGATGCTGAGTATGATGAATAATATATGATCCTTGTAGTACCATCGAACCTATAATGCACAAGATACTCAGTATCTGCTGAAATATCAGATATATTAGTTGAGGCCCTACTAGTAGTTATATTAGACTCAACGCTAAAAATATTAATAGAATCTGCTGACAATACAACGTAGGATATATTTAATATCCAATAGTTCTGATTATCACTTATATTTGCAGCAAATCCTCCCCATGACCCAAACGTTGCTGACTGCGGGGTTACATGCAAAGAAGCAAACACATTAACAGGGCTGCTTATGTACGAAATCACCCTTCCTGTAGTATCGGTAGATACCTTATTTCCATTAACTATCCAGTCTCCGGTAAGCTCTGTCCACGCCCCGCCCACATCGGGAGTATAATCCCCCAATGCCGTATCATCAGCCGCAGTGAAGGTTGATAGATGCGCTGGCTGGAGTAGGTCGGAGAAGTCGATGTTGGGGATTAGGATATTGGATAAGGTATAAGTGTTTCCAGATATTGTATTAATTGAAGGGTAGACTGGAGACGTATTGCTGGTAGAAGCCTTCCAGATTAAAGTACAATTTGTATAGGCACCACCTTTTATGAGATGACCACCTCCATACAAAAAATCTGCCTTGGGGTCACCTGCTTTATAGGGTACTCCAGAGGAGTTGTATCCTCCCAGTATTTGAAGCAAGCTATATACCGTACTTGCAGCTACGGTTCCCAATTTTACGGCAGAGGATGGTGGAGTAACATAAATATTTGGATTGCTGGTAGTAAACATTGGCGAGTTTAAGTCACTAATTGATATACCCCCGCTCTCAGCAAATCCCAAGGCTACACCGCTTGGAGTATCTACAACACTTATATTCAACTTGCTAAATAGTCCGTAACCAATAGAGCGAGTTACGGAAGTTGTTGCCCCCGATAGTCCAGTTTCATTCCATGATCCTGATGAGACTATCGGGCAATTATTGGAGCTTGAGCTTATTCCTCCAGTAGATGTGTCAACAACAGTCAAACTCCCATCAGTACACCCCTCCACAGCCGTGTCAATTACCTGTGCGTTGGAGAAATCCTGATCTGCAACAACTAAATTAGTCGGCCAGCATCGTAGACTATAATTAGGCGCACCCCTTCCAGGATACCCCTCCCCGAACGCCATCACCGGCACCAGGAGCAACGCTATGATTATGATTAGTCGTTTCATGTTGTCACTCCTATTGAATCGACCGATGCCATTTTATCTTGAGGAAACTCACGCCAATCGGTTGAGCGTAAGTGTCTTGATCGTCGTCGTGGTCACGGATGAGATGGCACACAATACTCTCCCCGGCAGCGCCCGCAGAGATTACAAGCGTGCCCGAGTAGGACGTGACCCATCGGTCATACTGAACCTGTGCAGCACCGGCAACGAAGGTCGTCTCAACCTCGGTCCCCATTGCCCCGCTGAGAATGTCCGAAGTACCGTAGCTTGTGCAACTCATCTCCATCGATACAGATTCGTTCTCAGCCGGGCCCGTGGCTGAGGTGATCCAACCTGATACGGCGAAGGTAATGTTCCCGTCAGCAGCATCATAGGGTAGCTCAAAGTTGACCCAAACATCTTGGGAAGCCGTGCCGGAGAAGTCTCGATAGACAGCTTTGTTGGTGCTGGTAAGCGTCGCCAGTGGCCCAGGTGCGGCAGTCCCGTCGATGAGACTACCGACAGGGATTATCATTTCCTCTGTAACACCCGTGATCTTGTGGGTAGCTAGTGCGACATCCCCGGCAAGGTTACCACTCAGAGAGCCACCCCCACCCTCCTTGCAGTAGAACAAGTCAGCATCGGCATCATACGCCACAAAGTAATCGTCCGTGCAGCCCTCAGCGGTTGCCGCTACCAGGTCAACAACCTGCCGGATATTAGTGCCGTCATGCCATCTGAGAGCGCCGTTAGCGTGATTCGTCACAGTGGAGTCGTGGCGCAGATAACCTGCCGTGGCAGTTGGGTTCGCATTACTGGAAGGAAGCCGGAACTGTCCCCCTGTTACAAGCAGATCGCCATTGAACGTGGAAACACCCTTGTCGATGCTTAGACCTGTAATTGGATTAGCAGCACCATCCACACTGGTAAAAATATCCAGCTTCGTGGGCACGTCATCGTTACTAGGTGTCCCACTCACCGTTGCGACAATAGACGCTCCCAGATCAAGTCCATCAGAAGTCTGTCCCCTAAAATAAATCCCGCCAAGCACGGATGTATCGACTACAGCCGCAGAAGCCGCAAGCGATCTCCAAAAGTCTAGTTTCGGAGGTTCTGTGTCACTAGTTGAACTTGCGGCAAACGATAGCGTCGTTGATCTGCCTATGATCCTTCCAGCAACATCAACATCGTTAGCCGAACCAGTCTGGAAGATATTGCCAAGGATTTCTACATTTCCCTCGACATAGGCATCTTCACCGTCCAACGTGTGAGCGGGAGTGCCGTTGCCAACCTTGAGATTCCCTGTGGTGATATTGAAGATATCAGTCGCAGCGACCAATGCAGCAACCATATCATCGCTTGAGTCCACCCCGAAGGTTGCATCGGTTCCAGTTGCCGCAATCTCCCATGCCAAATTCGTGGCGTTTGGAAGTCTAACCGCTCCGGCATCTGCAGCAGTTGCAGCACTACCAAGAATAAGAAAGGGAGACTCAATACTCGTGACGAACACAGGAGCCGTCAAGGACGGGATGTTTGTCCCTATCACCAAACCATCCAGCCTTCTCGACTTAGTCGCGTTATCGCAGCCCCACACTCCGGCATCGACATAAGCACCAGTGGTACACGCAGAAGAGTCTATCCCAGTTCCACCGACGCTTGTTTTGATCTTATTGTCCGTAGCCCAATCAGCCTCTAGCATATCACCAGAACCTGCCGGACTGTCCCAACTGGCCACACTTCCATCTGTTGTCAGGTACTTGCCGCTGTTCCCTGTCTGTACAGGCAAGGAGTAAGGAGGAGTAGGTGGTGCGCCCTCGACATAGTGGGCCAACAAGAGGAGACCCAGTAAGAATACTCCAATGAACTTTTTCATTTCTCAGTCTCCTTATTTCACGAACCAGAGGCGAATAACCCCTGTAGCTCCGCTGTTGGTAGCCCCAGAAATCCCTAAAGTCCAGGTATCGCCCTTAGCCACACCTGGGTAACGCGAGCCAGTAGTGTTGGCAGGGAGCACTCCTTCTGTCACCGTGGCTGACCTGCTTGCCCCGCGACCACCGAGAACGTCGTAGGAGAATCCCGTATTGGCCCTCAAGATGGTCACCCCGTAGGAAGCCGGGGCAGGAGAACCAGGGTCGGTCTCCATCTCGTACAAGTACATGTCCTGTAAGCTAGCTATGTAAGAAGCAGTTATAGCTCTGGAAGTCCAGGTGCCGTCAGTGTGGGCAACCCAGGTAATGGTTACAACACACTGAGTCTTGCCATCAGAGCACTGCATCTTCTGAACATCAGTCCCTACTGCCCAGACTGATCCAGAAAGGGATAATATTACCAGAAGTGTAATTGCTAGAACTTTCTTCATGTCTTTGGCACTCCTTTCCATCTAGGTAAGTGTTTTATACTTGATCCTTACATTTAATAATATTGCTAGGTCGTGTCTCTTTCTTGACTCGCAATATCTTGAAATCTGTGCCAAACACCTCCGATGCCAATCTTCTGGCACATTTTGCAGAGATTGCTTGTATGCAAAGATCACTCCTCTCAGGCATTGTTTCCCCTGTCGTTTCGATATAATATATACGGTATACGCTCATTTACGGAGCACTTCCACCTAGCTGAATCCAGGTAGTACTGCCCACAGCGCCATAAGAGATCCACGCCCTATTGTCGCCGGTAGTTGTGAGTAAGAGTTCACCAACCTTTCTGGATGCTGTTGCTCCTACCGGGGTGGTGATTGCCAGGCTTCTTATTCCTATCTGCCCAAGCTCCTGGAAAGTTGGCGGTGTGCCTGCGAAATCCCCTGCAACAGTACAGAGCCATCCTATAGGTTCGCCGACAGTAGCAGCCCCACCGTTTATGTTCCACACCAAATCCTTCGACCACCATATCCCGGAGGCAGGTTCCCCACTCCCACTGATTGCCTCTCTTCTTGTGGGTATATAGGAGCTTTGAGCCGTCATGGTCTTGCCCCTGCCAAGCATCACCTGAGCAATGTAAGCGGTCTGCCCAGCCCCAACCTGCACCTCTACATATGGCTTACAAGCTGAATCATCGATAGATTTAGAGGATGTCCCAAAGAATATCTCATACTTATCATCAGATTGAGAGCCGTGAAGGATGTTTTCAGTCCCCTCACACCCATTGAAGCCAATCTTCGATCCATTAAAATTCCCTCGCATGACGACTACGGCAGCTAAATGACCATCTATGTTGGACTGCTCATCGGCCAGGAATCTTACAGCACATGTCCCCACTGTTGGTCCGGTCACTTTCAGCACCATGTTATGTAGATTGCCTGAGTCAATCGCAGTGTCCGCATAGAGGGCCATGGTACTGTTATCAGCAGGATCAGTGGTCGAATTACCGCACTGGTTATATATCCCGGCACCACCAGTTATCCCCTTTGGAAGCCAAGCAGCCCCAACTGTATTGTACTCAAGAAACATCAAATGCGGGTTGCCATAGACATCCGTAGCTGGGAATAAAGCTCCACCAGTAGATCCTCTGTTAGCAGTGGTATGGATTTCATCGTAGGTGAATTTAGTATCATTGTCACCAGGTCCCATAGTGTCATCATAACCGGAAGTCTTTCTTGATGTATAGACATAAGATGCGTTAGCAAACTCAACCTTGCCGGTATGAGTTGACTCGTACTGCTCACAGTAGGACTGGTCTACATAGAACTCATAGCTATTCTCATTTTTGACCAGATACTGACTGTCGGACAGATCGCCCCCGATGAAGTGGTTATTCTGAGTATTGTGAGTTTTGTCCAGACCCAGGGTGGGAACTATCCTTATACTGGCATTGTCAGGGTCGTGCATGTCCCCACTGCCATCCGTCAGGGCACTTTTGATGTTGCACTCGACAAATCGGAGCAGGTTGATGCCAGAGTTTGAACGGGTAGCTGACGATAAGTTGTAGGCTCCTGGCGCCAGGATTGCCCCGTGAGCGTTTACCCTTCTCAGGGTAGTCCACCAAGTCCCATAGCCCGTATCCCCGTCATCAGGACTATCTGTGATGGTTATTGAATGCCCATAACGATTAGTGCCTGAAAACTTGCCGCCACCCTCTTCAAAGGTGATATTCTCCCACTCGCAGCGCCAACAACCGTTAATCTCGCCGTATCCATCAACATAGAGATTCTTCACCACAATGTCTTTGGACTTGTTAACGATCAGATTTCCGGTAATGATTGCGTCCTGACCATTCAAGGTCTTTGGATTAGTGGCCTCGGACAAGGTTACGTCTCCCAGATAGGTTTTGCCGGGACGACACAGCACAGTGCCCTTGGTGATTGCGTTCCAAGCTGCCATGATCCCGGCCCCATCCTCTGTCCAAAAGTCGGCGTAGATCTCGGAGGTGCTGTTTCCACCAATCGTTACCCAGGTATCACCAACGGAGTCATCATCAAACCTCTGTGTAGGAGGCCCAGACATAGGCCCATTAATAGTTAGAGAGGTAGAAGACGCCCCCTTAGTGAGCACTGCACCCTGCTGGAAGATTAGGTGGATAGTCTCTGGGATGGTGCAATCCTGGTCAATAGTATAGACATGATTGCCTGGAAGTTCTACATCAGCGTAGTAACCGTCAATCTGATCAACCACCCACGCCAGGGAACCAGAAGTGGCGGAGTTGCACTGGTCTGTGATAGAGTCAGAGGGAGTTACAAACCACTTGCGATGGATAGCTGTACCATAAGGATTCACGTCCTCCCTGTAGACTATTAGAGCTTTAAAAGTATCCCCGGTATTAGGGGATGAGCACCTGACCACAAAGTTAGTGATGGTCTGCTCAACGTAAATGTCTCCAACAGCAGCGCCTCTGGAGGTAGCGACCACCGCCACGGCATATTCGTTGATGGCATCAACTGTCTTCGGAAGGGTAATAGTGGTGCCGGTAGTGCCATTAAACGTACCAGTATCAACGTACATTTCCGGCAGATTGCCGAGCCGAGCAACCAAGTCACCGTACTTTAGGAGGATCTGCTGGTACAGCCACTCATCATAGGCAACACGAGCCACAAACTCATTATCGATCAGGGTGAAGTTAGTATTGATCTTGGTGTCCCAGTTGGCAGCTCCACGAGCAGGCCTATTTAACCCGAGATAGGACGTGTTGGTGTCGGCATAGGAGATCCCAATCATCCCAAGCAGTATCGCAATGACAATAAACTTCTTCATTCAGAATCTCCTATTCGATGTAGATGGTGGCATTTATCCTGACGTTTGTTGGATTGGTAGTGGCCCATGTCGGGCACACCCACTTCAGCGTGAAGTAATCCCCACGGGCAACTGCTATTGACAGTCCGGTTTTTTCGATCAAGACATCCTCGGTAGCGTGATCTACGGCAGCACTCAACTCGGTGTCAGTGGAACTATTCAGCCGGAAATAAAGCGATGATGTAGCCGCATCTCCCAAGTTCGCATTGTTTACAAAGGTATAGATAGTCTTTACAGCTCCACCCTTCGGTATGTATATCCTGCATCTCGACCCGTCAGTTAGAGCTATACTTCCAAAGCATCCACCCAGATAATAAGTAGCTCCATCGGCAGGGTCGGATTCCTTCATGCCAACTTGAAGAGTGTAGCCAGTATTGATCCGCTTCCAATCACTCTCGTTGTCATCAAACGCCATCCAAAAGTCGGTGTTGGCAGCAGTGGCATCTCCAGACTCATGAGTAAACATCACCTCACCACGCTGAACTGAACGGTAGGTAGGACTCCCCGAAGTCACGTGTTCGTTGTTCGTTATACCTAACTGACCAAAGGCACGGATAATCGGATCAGTATCGCCGAAAGTACCGCTCTCCTCCACATACCACCCGAGAGGCATGCCAGCAAATCCGTGTGAGCCACCCCAGTAGTTTGTGTGACCGCTATTCCAGATTACGTCTCCTGACAACCAAATTCCACCACCATTTGTTGCGGTAGGAGGTCCGGTAGAACTGAACGCCTCTCTACGGTATGGGTACGACACTGACTGTGCCGTTGTTACAGTGCCCTTAGAGAGTACGACATTAGCAATATAGACAGTCTGACCAGCCCCAACCTTGATTTCAACATAAGGACGCTCCCCGGCAATCCGGGCATGACCACTGCTCTCTGCGCCAGCGAATAACTCATAACTGGTGTCAGAACGAGTTCCGTGAAGGACATTAGTCGAGTAGGTGCTGTCCTCACCCAAAGCAACATACCCAATGAGTGACTGCTCAAACTGTCCCTTCATCAACACGACTGCGGATAGATGTCCTGGAGCATCCATATAGGACATATCTGCTTTGAACCGAACAGAGCAATTCTCTGTGGCCCCGCCGACAGCCTTCAGAACCATCCCATAGGGGCTTCCTGATTCCAGATCCTCAACCATCGAGATAGAGCTACCCTCCCGGTCCTCATCCCCGCATATCTCCTCCCACCCAGCACTTACATTCTGTGGAAGCCATTGCTGAGAATCTCCAACATCAATCAGTTCCAGCTTCTGAAACCACGGATTACCGTAGATGTCCAGAGATGGGAAGAGGTCCACCCCGGTAGTTCCACGATTGAGCGTGGAGAACCGCTGATCATAATCCAAAATAAGATCGCCATCCCCGACTTCGGGCAGGCTTGAGTAGATATAGGTGTCGAAAAAGATCACCGGACCTGTATTAAGGACTTCATACTGCTCGATATACGAGCCACCATCTACCACAAAGGGCCATTGAGTATTGCCATTTCTGACAGCGTAGTGGGAGTCGCTGATGTCACAACCAGTACATATATTGGCTTGTGAGCTGACCTCCGTATCCGTTCCGATTACACCAACTCGGATCGAAGCGTTATCTGTGTCGGTTAAGCCGCCAGTTCCGTCGGTTAATGCACCCTGGAACCGACACTTGCTGAAAGTATTGGTATTGATGCCATTGTCGCTGGTAGTTCCTCGGCCACCTGGGAGCAATATCAGTCCGTGTGCAGCTACTCGGTCGAAACTGTTCCAGAATGTCCCAAAACCAGCCCCGGAAGTGTCCGAACTATCCGTTATGAGTAGATAGTGATCAGCAGATTTTGTCCTTCCAGCAAAAAAACCACCACCCTCTTCAAACACAATGTTTTCAACTTTGCATCGCCAGCACCCGTTGATTTCCCCGTATCCGTCAACATACAAGTTCTTGACGATCACATCTTTCGATTTGTTGATAATAAGGTTGCCAGTCAACTTGGCGCCCTGGCCGTCAAGGGTGAGGGGATAGGTAGACTCAGACAGGGTAAGATTACCCACATAGGTTTGGCCTGGCTGAAGTTGGACTACACCTCCCTGAGTAAAGGCATCCCAAGCAGTCTGAATCGCAGTGGAGGTTAGAGTATCGACGCTACAGACAAACGGAGTCTTTACCCCTGCCGGGAACTGGCTGACCCTCAGCCCATGAGCCGTGCCAAACAACACAAGAACCAGCACTATTGCTATACTTAGTTTTTTCATTTTAGAACAACACCCTGAAAAGTTCATTCCACACCCCACCCCAACTCACCAGACCTAGAACATCCCCGGCATTCAGCGGAAGGTCCTCAGCACCAGCCAACTTGATCTTGGCCACATCATGCTTGATAGTTATAATTGCCGACGTTGACTTCATCATCAATATCCGTATCAGACCGTTACTCTCACTGGTGATATCAGTGAAGTCCCTGGCAGCTAGAGAGTATATCTCAACGGTCTCAATCTGTGCCGTACATGTGTTGGCCCAGGTATCCGTAGTCAACGTTTTCTCTGAATAAGATGGACCATCATAAGCCAGTTTCTTCCATGTCGCCGCCATCAGTTATTCCCCAACATATTGTCTCATCGCCTGGTCAACTGCCTCTCTCAATAAAATCTCCAGCACTATCACCACATGAGGCAATGGCAACTTGGACTCCGAGATAAAAGTTACGAAGCGATTATGCAAGTGCCCCATCGCATCGTCTAGTTTCATCGAATAGGCCTCGCCGAGCTTTTCCATTATGGCCTGTTGCTTCTCTAGTGCCGCTTCAACTGTCTGCTCAGTAATCTCCATACTAAGCCGCCACCGTACAGATCCAGACTGATGCTTCTGAGGTAGCCCAAAGCAGCTTACCAAGAACAGGGGTCGCATAGGCGGCAACTGCTGCTTCATTCGCTACCGTATGAACAACAAAATCAGTGCCCTGATACCCATTAAACGGAACATTACCAACCGCATTGGAGTGGGCACTGAGGGCATGGGCCAGGATAGTCAGGGCTTCTGACGCACTCAAGGCAACAATACCACCGGAAGCCTTACGACCAACGATAGTTGAAGCCCCTACTGTTAGAGCGGCTGGGGTATTGTCAGTATCCGCAGCCAAGATGCTATATGCATCATATAGAGTTTTGAGAACACAATCAGTTTCATACGCCAATTTTTTCCATGTCACCGCCATCGCTAAACCTCCGTGCAGACCATTACAGATTTGGTGTCCGATTTGTAATAGATGGCTCCCTCGGCATCAATCAACGAAGCCAATGCCGGGGTAAGCACCAATCCAGCAAACTCAAAGGGCTCGCTCTTAACTTCCCACCCATTAAGATCACTATTCCACCGGATGATATCCCCGGTAACATTGCCTTCTGGAAGTACCCCTGTTATATCAAGAGGAACCCCATTGATCTTAAAATTCTTTCCAGTCGGCAGATTACAGTCCGTGGTCATATACTTACCAGCCACCGCTACCCACCTACCTTCGGCATCACCGTCAACTGTGTAGGGGATGTCCTCTTCTGCCTCAGCGCTATTATAGGCGCTGGTTAAGGCACTGTGGGCTGGGTGTTCATCCCAGGCATACAGAGTAACCTGATTTAAACCAAAATCATCCACCTGGTAAGCCAGTACCAGGGTAGTTTCATCAGTTCCTGCCAGCAAATTAAGCTCAGGAGAGGGATCATCTATGTTCTCTACCTCAACCGGAGTAATGTCCTGGCTGGAAAAGGTTAAGGCATTACGAATGGCCCTCTCAGTAGGCACATTGGTATGAGATCCGGGATCACCTATAGTTTCAACCAGTACGAGTCCGTCCTTGAGCTTCTGCTGGGTGGAATCCCACTGTGGAATCTTGTTCTCGGTAGTAGTAGCCGGGGCCAGGACATAATCATCTACAACAACATCCTCTTCGGTAGCGTACTTTCCACCCCTGGCCAGCCAGTACCCGGTCAGCCCTGCAAGAACCAACGGGTCAGCTGGGGAAGCCTCACTAGGGGTATGAGGGTCGTCATCCCACTCATACAAGGTGAACTCATCAGGAACATCAGTGTAGACAATGATCCACCCGGAAGAAGCACTGGCAGACCCATCTATTGCAGCCAGTTCAGTCCTCGGGTCATCTACCGAACTGACCAAGACCTTTGTTCCGGCATAAACTAGATGCTCACTCATATCGGTGCCTCAGTGGTTAGGGCTGCAGATGTGAAGTACTGCCCAACCCCATCAATACGATAGTAGAACATATCCTCCACATACTCCGTAAAAGTGAACTCAATTGACTCGGCCTCATCATCACCAGAGGCAGGGACAAACTTCTTCTTTGTTATCTGGTAGAGTAGCTTTTCGTCATTCGGCCTACCGATGGAAAAGGTATCAAACTGACTGCCAGTGTAGGTACTGCCTGATATGGTGATAGTCTGGGTATCTACATCAAATGGCCCGGTTATGGTATGCTCGGCATAGGTGCCATCTGGGTCAATCGTATATAAGGTAGCCTTGTTGTGATAGTCTGCCCGAGGCATATTGATGATTTGATCCAGATAGATAGTAGTGGCTGCTGTATGGTCCCTGGCTAACTTGCCCCCGAACCCATAAGTATTGGTCGGGTGGATGATGTTGACTACCTCTCCCAACTCTATCTGCACGGCATCCAGGCCAGACTTGAATACCCCATGCCGGGTAATCATCTCGGTCTTCTGCATCCTAAAGACTGCGTGCCTCAGAGCTTCGTCCTTATCATTGCAAGCCCGCAGCTGTACGGAGGCGATGTTCGGAGGGTAAGCCAGGGTCTCAAACCAGGAGGCTTTCGCCCTCACGGTGTTCTTCTTAAACTTCCTTGCCTTGTCCCAGAATACCACATCTACGGCATCAACCTTTTCAGGATCTTCATAGCTCTCCCACTGGAAGGAACCAGGCAGCATGTTACCACTAGAGAAGGTATAGGAGGCGGTCCTCGGTTTGTCAATGATTGGGTACCAAGTATCCCCCAGGCGCACTATCCTGGCCCTGCCTACATCCTCGATATGCTTGATTTGATCAGCCAGGGAAGCCCTTGTTTCAAGAACTACATTACAACGACACCTATAATGAGCAATCCCATCTCGATCATAAATCTGCTCATTGCACCAGGTATACCACTCCGTCCATAAGCTCTGTGACATCTTGGTTGGGCTAATCCCACGCCCGTTGTACTTATTGGTGTACATGTCATAGGCGGCATTCGCTGGATTCTGCGGGTCAAGACTGAGGTCATTTGCCGTATCAGCCCAGTTACGACAAGAGATTGAAGTACGCGTATGCTCAACAGTTATGGTCCCAAGATTACCGCTGACATTCTCGGTAGCCTTGACCCCAAGCAGCCCAATCTGAATACCGGGGTATGTCTGTCCTGTCGCCAGGACTTCCAGGAAACCTGTGACTACTGACTCCGTACACAGCCTTTCCTTAACGGTGGGAGCATTATAGTCATCGGCGGTGCTGCGCCTAACGACGATGGTCCAGATATCTCGCTTTGGAAGATAGACCCAGTATTGCTCGATGTGCTGCTGAATCTTGTCAGCGTCAGCCCTGACTATCCAGGTGCCACCTTCTACGTTATCGCTGTCGATAGCTGAGATGTAGAAATATACACCACCATTCTTAGAGCTCACCCACCGAGTAATGCCATTGGAATCAATCCAGTACAAACCTTTAGGGAAGGTAATAGTTACGGCAACCGCATCTGCCATGCCATTCGTGGTGGTATAGAAGGCATTCGGGTCATCCAGGTAATACTGCGCCTGCACGTGCTCGACCTTCTTCTCGAACGCCCGGTCATGGTATGTATAGTGAAACTCAGCAGCTAGGATCTTGGCTGCATCTGCCCCAGTAGGGAGCAATGCTCCAGAGGTCACAGACCATTCAGCACTTTCATAAGACGACACCAGTTCTTCCCCGGCTCTGACTTTGCCGATGACTATTGGATTATTGGTTTCTCCTGCACTCAAGGCCAACATAAAGTACTGCCAGGTATCCCATCCACCGTAAGGCTGTATTCCAGCATTCCATTTTAACTTGCGATATGACCCAAGAACACTTGGAACCTGCATCACCTCACCATAGATGACCGGTACGGGGTTGCCAGCAGTGACTGGGTTCTTAGCCCCAAAGGTGTAGGATGTAGACTGATTACCAGATTGACTAGGATCATCAGGAGTAGGAGGCGCCAGGAAGGTGTTGATCATCATCCCTACACCAACCATAACTGCTGTAGCTATAACATAAGAAATAACATAAGCAGCCGTATTGATCCCGGCATACATTCCAGCTGCATATAAAGCAGACCACACAAGGGCAGTCAATGAACCAGCTTCACCATGGTATACTGAAACCGAGATGAAGTCTCCTGGCTTTACCGGAGCAGTCAAATCACGCGCCCGACGACCATTGACCAGAACTACAAAGTCCTTGAATCCCTTATCAGACAGCTCGGCAATAGAAGGAGCCACAGCATCGGCAACAGTCATCGCCGGCACCATAGGGTAGTGCCTCACGTCCTTATGCTCAGGTGTAAGCAGGTATGGGACTTTGGAGACTGTTATTAGATCGTTCGGCATCTATAGAATCCCTCAATCAGCTGTATGGTCAATGGGCTGTCCCACCTAGTTTTGCCTACACCTATGTTGCGGTTGGCCTGCAGGAAGTGATACTGGTCAATCATAATGCCGAAGTGCAGCTTACCATCCACCTCCTTGTAAACCACAATATCACCGGCTTGAGGAACCTCAACTTTATCAAACTCCGGGGCATGCTCCCGATACTGGTTTCTGACTCCTACCTCATCCCAATACTCAGTGCCGTAGTCCTGTAGTTGAATGCCAAGACGATTACCTACAGCCATCACCAGCCCCCAGCAGTCATAACTGTCCGGTCCCCGGCCCATCTCGGAGAACGGTTTACCTATAAGATCATGAAAGGTCGGATTCATCTTGTAACTCTCCAAGCAGGCCCAGTTGCCCACCAAAGGGAAGTAAACCAAGCTCAAGTCCATTCGGCCACCTGACTATACAATCTGCCAGGGTGCGGTTACAGGTAGTGTAGGGACTGGCAATGGGGTATCGAGGGTCAATCCCGTTAGATGTCCTCCGTATTGCTGGGAAACTTCGGATACTGACAGATAGAACCATGAAGCTGGGCAGACGGAAAGTTCAATAGCATCGGATTCTGGACACTCAGCTTAACAGAGGCGACATCTACCGAGCACTGAACCTTCATCACATTAAAAGTTGCCGAGAATATAGGGATAGTCTCAGCCAGTAGTACGGAGCTCACAAAGTATATTACAGCATCATCCCCGTCAAGGTTGTCTCTTGCCAGCAGTTCGGCTTCCACTAAACCACCGATATTGGATATCCTGACCCACAGTTCAGGAGAGTTGCCGGATGATTGTTCCTCTATCGCTTCAAGCTCAAAGGAGGATGCAGTCCACACCTTGCTGTCCCAGGTGACGTTCTCCAGATCAGTAGCCAACCTGACATCAAGGGTGTGATTGGCATGGTGCAAAACTTCCAACAGGGTAATAATACTCCCACTAGAGGATAGCTTTCTGATCTCAGTCGCTAGAGATGTAGGTAAAGTAAGCACTATAAGGACCTCAGCTGGATCTCGGCTGCCCAATAGTTGTTTGCCACCTGCTGTACACGGTCTGCCGAAAGTTCATCCATGTCAAACCGACATAGGTATGTAGGACTCTCCCCAAACCCAGGTTCCACCTCAGAAGACCATGGACTCACACCCCCAGGGTCAGCAAAATACATCTGTGGTGGTATGCCATACAAACCAACCGGCCAGGTAAAATAAAAAGCCACCCCACCCCGGTGATCATAGAAGAAGTCTACCAGATAGATATATCCCGATGGGTGCAAGGTGTCCCACCCGACCGTGAATATCCAGTAGTCCTTGGTGAACTTGGGGCGAGTGACCGTATACCCAGCCTCAACAGATTGCTTCCTAAGAGGGGAGATCCTTTTAGGATTAAACCGTTGAGGATACCCTACCCCTTGTGCATCATCAGTTAAAGCCCATGCCCAGGTGTCGTATGCCATTATCCGCTAATCCCTCTTTTCATTCCTGCCTGGAAGTTCTGATCCCGGGTGACCCCATCCAGCACTATGCTAAGCACCATACTCTTAGTATCCATCTTAGGTGTTGCTCTGCCTACCTCAGCTGTGGTCTTGTTGATGATCTGAACACTCATCGGAGCAGTTGGTTGACTACGACCGCCCGATATCTCCGAGTTGGGGATAATTCGACCAGCAGCCTTGGTAGTAAACAGCTCAGGACCTCTCTCCCCTACAGTATAGACTGGTCCTGGATGTACAGGACCTCCAGCAGCATGCCCGGTCCTGGTCTGCCCAAGCCAAGTAGCGCCAGGATTGGTGGCTGACCCGAAAGTGCCTCCACCTGAGAAGTAATTTCCTATGGCAGATATTCCCATACCCACCAATCCGCCGATCTTATTAGTCTTCCCAAAATCACCGAACAGGGCGATAGAGGCCTGGGCTGCAGCAGCTTGGGCAACCATCTTCAACATCAGCTGAGCAAAGGACTTCCCGATGTTGTCGAAGTTACCAGTCATGGCGTCATACAGAGTATCACCGAAGGCCGTCTGAATGTTCCTAGCAGCTTGGATAGCAAACTCAGACATCGAGCTAGCCGTCTTTTCCTGTTCGTAGGACAGTTTGCGATACCACTCGGCAATTTCCTGCGGCTTATCAACCAAGTTCTTGCGGTACACAGCCTCTATGTACTCGTTGGTAGCCTGAGTACTCTCGTCAATTGAGCCAGCTATGTCGTAGTAGGACTTCTTCAGACCAGCAAGTTCAACCTCATCAGCCGTCCTGACCGTCCTCATATACTGGGAGAAGCTGTTCTCCTCGAGCTTCCAGGTTTGACCCTGGAACTTTGACTCGGTAGCCCATACTTCATCGAGAGCTGCCTTGGCCTTGGTTTCCTCTGCCATAGCCTCCGGAGTGGTGCCACCCTTACGATCTTTCCTTAACTTCTCACCGAACTCTTGATATTCAAGCTGTGCGTCAGACACCCTCTTCCAAGACTCCTGAACCCCATCCAAAGCTGACTTCTCCAGCTTCAGCCATTCGGCATCTACCGGCTTGTTCTCTCCCTGTTTTTGAAGGACAGCCAAGGAGTATTGAAGATCCATCAAAGACTTGGAGGACTCGGAAGCCCTCTCGCTCATCTTGGCGATTTCCTGATTAACATCCTCAAGGCCGATGGCTTTACCTCCACCTTTGTCCTTTGGGGAATGCTCTCCGGTCTTATATAGTTTATCCCAGATACCCTGTTGTACCTTATCAATATCGGTCTTAGCCCAGGGAACCTCAGCTGTCTCCATAGCAGTACGAGCTTCAGCGGCTTCCTTAATGGTCTTCTCCATCGGGGTCATGCCATATTGCTCAAAAGCCTTGGTGCCGGCCTTCGTGAGCTTCTCCTGCTCGGTCTTATCCGGCTTGTATCCACCTCTGGACGCTGCTATTCTTGCCTTCTCCCTGGCCTTCTCAGCATCAGTCATACTCTCCCTAGAGGCCTTCATTATGTCTTCATATTGGGAACGAGCTTCACGGCTGGCATACAGTTGCTGACGTCCTTTGGGTGCTGTTAACTTTTCCTCAGCACCAAACAAATCTCCATAAACATCTGGAGGAGCTTTTGAAACCTTGTAAACAAGAGAAACAACGGTCTCTACAACAGGCGGGATATTCTTGAGCGAATTGATATATTCCAGAATCGAAGTATTGCCTATATTAATGCGTGTGTTTACTGTTTCAAATATCTTAGTCCACATCTCCATCGAAGAAGATGTCTCTTCCACAGTCCTACCAAATCGATTGACAGTAGTGTTGCCAGTACCGATTGAAGAAACCATCGCAGCAGAACTATTTGTAGTCTCAGCAAGCCAACTTACAAAAGCCGTATAAGCAGGTTCGCCTTTCTTCCACACTGCGTCTTGTAGTTCAGCCATGGCATTGGCAAGACGGTTTGTAGCAGCCTGGGCGCTCTTGGCTGAGTCAACCGCCCCTTTCCCATAGGTCTCGTGCATGGCTTTTGAGAACTTAGGCAAGAAGTCCTCGGTCATGATCTTGCCTTCACCCAGCATCTTGTCAAACTCCATGGTAGTCATACCCATAGCGTCTGCTGCTATATTGAAGGCGCCAGGCAAATTCTCACCCAACTGCTGCCGGAGTTCTTCCGAGGACACCTTACCTTTAGAGATCATCTGAGACAAGGCATAGAGAGACCGACCAGTCTGTTCAGCGGACAAACCCAGGACGGTTGATGCCTCCATCACCGAGGTGAAAACATCCCGGGTGGCCTTACCCTCCAGAGTGGTTCCTTTGGCTGCTGCTGAGATGCCTTTATAGGCATCAGCAACTGTTATGAAGGACTGGCCCATAGAGTTCGCCATGCCCTTGACAAACCCCATCTCCTCGCCAGCTGCCTGAGTGCTCCCAGTAATGGCCTTGAAGGAGAGGGACAGCTGCTGGAGCTTCATACCAGTCTGAATGGCGTCTCTGATAAATTTGCTTATTTCATTTCCAGCAAAAGCAGCTACAGCAATCTTGGCAGCTGAACCTACACTGATAAGAGACTGGCTCATAGCTCCGGCAGATCGCTTTACGTCTGCCTCAGCCTTGCGCAATGGGGAAGTATCAGCTCCAACCTGGAACATTAAGCTACCGAGATTTGCCATTAGCTAAAACTTCCTCTTACCAGACTTTGCAGACTTACCACGTTTGCCCAGCCTACGGATGGCTGGAGCTTCTCCTTCATACACCCGAATGGCACCCTTTGGAGCAGCACTTATCAGGGTCTTCTCAGCAGCCTTGATTGCTGCATCTTGGTCCTCGTCCTTGAGATACAGTCTGTCAAAGTGTGGCATAAAGTCTGTGACTTGAAATGCTTTCGTATTCTTGCCTCTGTTTACATTGGCAATCACAGAACAGATTTGAGCAGCTCGGATATCAGCTCGTGTTTCACCAAACGGTTCCAAGACCCCGTAGGCCATCCACATGCTGAGTTCCTCGCTGCTCATACTGCTCAAAAGCTCCTCAACGGTTCTTCCCAGGGCCAGGGCTAGTCTGTGGTAGAATCTTCGCTCTGGCCTCCTGGCAAGTTTTTTGTTAATGCCTCTACGTCAGCAGGCAGCATCCTGGAAAGCCTCTGGGCGATATCACACAGATAGTCCAGGGCGCCGGCATGCTTCTCGCTCAAGGCATCCACGTCCTCTTCGCGAAACAGACGCTTGGCCTTACTGTTATCCCCGTCCACCACACAGGCTACCAGGATCTTGGCCCGGAACTTCTTCTGGTTCTCCTGTAGTACATCACCAACCACGGCCTGCATGTCGTACTCAAACTGGCCTCGTTCCTTGCCAGTCATGCTCTTCACCCATACGAATCCACCCCACCCGAACGGAGTCATGTCGGCCTTCTCGAACCGTATGTCCTCAGCCCGCAGGATGTCGTCTCTATTCAGCAACTTGGTCATTTGTGACTCCTACTCTAGGTGCCGGAGGTCTCAACCGGAGCGCCGGTGATCTTGACTTCGATGATCTGGTTGACCTTGTCGTCCACCGTAATGTCGCCCAAGGACACCTTCTGGATGAAGGCGGTGAACTCCCAGGTATACTTGATTGTGACCCCGGCCTTCAGCACGATGCGGCAGTCAATACTATCTGCCTCTTCGTCCTGAGACTCAAACAGGTCACGGAACCGGTCCCAGTTGGCCACCGTAAAGTTCATGTTCAGGGTGATGACGTCACCATCTCGGAAGGTGGGGAGCCAGGTACAATAGCCGCCAGTGGTGTCCAGGGTGGTGGTCTCGATCATATTCCTGGTCCACCCAAGACCACTGATACTGTTGACCTCACTTACGGCCACGAAGGTTTCTGCCGAATGCTGATCCCCGATCTGGAACTGAGTACCAATAGGCACAAAAGCGTTGCTCATCTCATATTACTCCTTTCAAATAGTGCGTTGAATCTCACAGTTAAAGGTCCAGCGAAGCCGTCCCCTGTCATCCTCGCCAAGGGGCAACGGCCCGTTGACGACCTTCACCATCAGATATTTTATCGAGCCTACTGTCCCGACGTACCCGTGAAGAGCATTCATCAGTGTCAGTACTCGGTGCTGTGCAGCTCGTTGATTTCCACCTTTGCGACGAACCCTTACCTGTATCGTGGGGTACTCGTAATTGTAATCAACTTCGGGTGGTTTACTGTGTCCGGTATCATACAGCACTATGATGTTGTCAAGTATCCGGGAAGCATCGTCAGGCTCCTTCCAGACAAAGATGTCGGTGTTGATGGTCCCATATCCCAAGGAGGAAAGCAGGGTAGCCATGTCCTCAGCCGGTGTGGTTACTGCGATCAGGTTGCTCATAGTTTGGCAAACCTCTTAACGGTGGTGAGAATCTGACCCTGACCTTCCGAGATAGCTTTTTCCAAGAATTTTGCAGTTGCTTCTCCCTGTGGATCCCAGTAGAAACCCTTATGGGGTTTGTGTCTTGGAAGACCTTTCCATTTCATCTCTACATTTTCATGAACATAAACAGCATAGAAAGCCGTGCACCCAATCTCGGCAAACGGGGTCTGCTTTCTGGCTGCATTGGATTTTGATTCTGATATGTGACCTTGGTGCTCAGCAGCAACCTTTGCTCCACTAGAAGTACTAGAGTTAAAATTGGCAGAAGTATCTACCTTACCATCCCCTGTTACCAGATAATGACTTGCCCGTAGATTACCGACATCAACTGGAGTCTTACTCATAGACTTGCCCTTGATCACAGTCATAGCCAATGTCAAGCCCTTCTGCACATTGCCCTTGAGCTTGGACAACTCCTTGTTTAGGTTCTTTAGTATATTGTCAAGACCTTCTACGTGAGTAGCCATTATACCCAAGCCCTCCTGAGAAACTCGGCGCCTGCCAGATCCGGAATCTTGTCAAACCGCTTGATCGGCATTGCTGCTTCCATACTGACAGGTGAACCGGAGGCGCTGGTAAGATCATCGGCATCCCCTAGATAGATATAGTCACCAACCTTTACATCCTGCCCCAAGAACACCTTAGCATTGCAGTTAACCCGCTCACCAGAGGAATCAATAAACATCTCAGACGACTGCTCCCACCGGACATCTATCTCCACCGGATCCTCCCAGGTATAGCCCCCATAGCCATCTGGGGCTAACCGTTCCCAATACACCGCTACCTGATTAAGCTCAAAATCCATCAGTCAAAGTCCTCGTGATCAGCCCCGAATCCTCGTAGGACGGCTTTCTGCCTACCTAGGGAGTTCAAACTACCCATGTAGTCCAGAATAAGGGCTTGTTGACCATAGGGAGAGGTCTCCAGGGAAAAAGACACATTGCTCCCACGGCTGACCTGATAGGTCTCACTGGCCTCACCGATGGACTTACTGACCAAGGCTGACTTGCTCGGGTCGCGTACAGAGGTGAAATGAGCCGATAGCCATCTCTCGATTTCCTTTAGCTCCGCAACAGAGTACCCCGCAGGCACACACTTCGCAGTAACCAATAGATTTGCCGCTGTTATCATAGGTGCTAATTGGACTGAGGTCAGCGTAGTACTGATGATCTCTTTCACTTCGTCCCCGGTAACCCTATTAGCCATATCTGTTATCCATTCCAGAGTTGAGGTGATACAAACTCACAGACCTTCTCTTCATCCCACCCAAGGCCAAGCTTGGTCACTAAGGTGCAAGCCCTAGAGTAATCCTGAACGATGTCATCCGACCATACCTCACAGGAGGCATTGACCGATTTGAAGATCTCGCTAAAACACCATTTGTGGTAGTCAATCCACTCCTGCCACGACTCCCGAGACTTCCGCTTGCTCATAAACCGGGTCTTCATACAGGAGTCAATAATCTTCTCATCATCTCGGCGCACTATGACCCACCGAGCTTTGGGGAAGGCTTTATGCCAGACCGGCCAAATCAAACATGCCTTAGCTCCCTTGAATGCCCAAGTAGAGGTGCCGTCATAGCCTTCGGAGTGAATTACCTTCAGGACCCTCTGCCTCCAATGGGGCTCACACAAGGTCATCGTAATGTCGGGCAAGGGTATCTGCCCCATCGGATCACACCCTATGGACTTGAGATAGGGCTTAGTAAGCTTGTCCCGGATGGCGACATTTTCAAACTGCCCCTTCTTATTCCACTGGGTAGGCCCGGTCATGTTGCCCATCCAAGCCCCTGAGCTATGCATAATGCCAGCAATAAGGCTGGTCCCGGAGCGAGCGCACCCAGTAATGATAATAGGCTCAAGCGAAAAGTCCTTAAAGACATCATGCATAGCCGCCACCTATCTTGTTCTCAGAACAGGTTGGGTCATATTCCTTGTGTAAAGTCTCATATAGGGTCTGATTGCTGCACTTTGGGACAAACTTATTCTCAGCACACTTGCGGCACCTGGACCAGTGGGCTCCTATGCCTGGCTGAGTCATGTCCTCCCAGTCATGATCGCATACAGTACTCTCTATCACCGTCACCGCCAAGCTCCCACCTTTAATCCGGCGTTCGATGTCCTCGCATTCATACTTGACATACATGATTTCCTGGACAAGAGCCTGGCTGTCAGGGGTCTGAAACTCATGCCATTGAAGTGGATTGGTGGTGAATACCTGCCCTTGGTTCACCTTTGTCTCTCCATCCTCGGTCTTAATGGTCAATGATCCCTCAATAACATAGAACTGGTTCCACTTGCTGCGATGACGGTGCCAGGAGCACCTTTGTCCGGCATTAAGCTGAAGTACTGACACCTCGCACAAGTCATTCTTGAACAGTTCTGTCTTTACTCCCCACGATTTGTGAAGTACCCTCATCATCTCCAGTTCTCCTTGATCCATTGTTCATTCACTTGGTGAGGTCGTGGCTTACCGTGAAACCGGACTATGCTGGCGCCAGGCTGATAGCCGTCAACCTTATAACTCAGGACTGTGTTAGGATACAGATCTTGCCAATAACGGATATTCAGCCACCCGAGGTCTTTCAATATGTGATAGAACTTTCGCTCACTTCCCCTAGTCAGTTCCTCAACTGCTTTCTTATTCCTCCTGAGGTACTCAGCTATCTCGGTAGTCCATTGCTGATTAGGGTCAAACGCCACCACACTGCCCCCTGGGTTCTGGTTCAGGTAGGCTCCCCTGCATGTGAGGAGGTCTGTAGAACGACACTTCAGTATAAAGTCCAGGCTTCCTGTCACAATCAGATCCAAGTCCAGCGCAACAACCCATTCATAGCCCTTTAAACCAGCCTCCTCCGAGAACATGAACATCTTCTTCAGATTCCATCGGTACTGGGAGAACTCGCTTGGTATGGCTCTGGAGTTGATCAGGTTGCCAAAATTCACCCAATCGAATGGGGTCAACGTATTCCTCAAAACAGAAGAATGCAGCTTGCGCACATACTCTGCGCCCAGTCTGGGGTTGTCCTCAGGCCACTCACCCCACAAAAAGCTGATTACCGCCACCTTTTTAGACACTAGCTACCTCTTGCCCTTACGGTCTCTGTTTTTAGCCTGGCGCCTCTGTTTGGCCTCTTCCTGGAGAGCTTTTGCCTTTGCTTTGGACTTCTTGCCCTTGTTTGCTGCCATTCAGGTATCTCCTTTTGGTTCTGGATCTGGAAATAGAACTTCCGACACAAACTCCTCAGCAGGTGGGTCAGGTTCCCTCTCGTTAACCAACTTGAAATATTCCCTCAGCCGGTAGTGCATCCTCTTACCCATCTTAAAGGACTTCTCCAGGAGGTCATTCAGCTCAGCAAGCTTTTCCTCCGGGATATAGCCATTTAGGTCAACATTCACAACCATCCAAATCATTCGCTGAATGCCACAAATAGTCTTCTGGTACCCTGGGTCTTCTTCCGACCTGGCCAGTTCCCGCAGGGTAGCCTCTGGGTTAAGGTTCCATTTGTAAGGTTCAGCCATTCCAATGATCCCGTATCCAGGGGTAATCTCGCTGTAAAACAGTCTGACTTGGATCATACCTGCCATTAAAGAACACCAACCGGGCATCTCCAGGCAGTGACCCATCTATCCTCTTAGGGGTAATCTGTTTGCCATTATGGGTAGGCAGTAGTAAAAACTGCCTCCTTATCCGGGTGTTGAAATTATAGATCCCGTCCTCAACCTCCCAGGTGGCCTCATGACGATCAAACAACTGGGCGCTGATGTGGGCTTGATCCGTGCCAATGAACTTCAACCTCCTCATCAGTTCAACCGACATGTGAGGGTCGGTGGAGAACTTATCCCACACTTCCTGCCTCGCCCCGGCCCGCATGCCCCAGAGACTTCCACAGAACGGGGTGCGGCGGCGATGCTTGTCCTTCCACATACGGAAATCTTCCTTGAATCCCAGTATTGGGTCAAGATCCCCCACAACCAACACATCAAGGTCAATGGAAATAAACCTGGGGCCGAATAACGCAAGAGCCGTAGCCTGATCAAAGGACTTCAACCTCCTGTAACATCCTCCCCAGTCCTTGAAATCGCCAAAATGACGGTCTATATTCACAACCCCTACCGAACTATGGAGTCCTTTCCAATCGTCGGTTACACACACGAATTCATGGCTTAAAGCAGTGTGCCTGCTTATGGCTGCTTGGAGTTTGTTGACGTGCTCGGCGGTAAACAGGAGCTTCTTCTTTGGATGAAGTCCGTTGTTCCATTTCCAGCACACTACTGTAATCATCTCGCCCGCCCATACCAGATAGTGGTGTCTGGGACAATTTCCACTTTGCCTATAATTCGATCAACGGCCTCAATTACCTCTGGATACTCATCAGAATAATCATGTCCGCACAAAATCTTAACAGAACTGGTAGTAGACCAAGCTAACAGGTCGCTGTCTATCTGTTTAGTACCACCATCTATGAATACCATACCAGGGGCTAGAACCGGACCTAATACCGACACCACAGCAGACGGGAGTTCTATCAAATTCAGATTGGGAAAATACCCGACTCTCTGAAAGAACTGCCGACGCCTATCCAGGTCCTTCTTATTGTAGTCAAACTCGTCCTTGGTGCCTTTAACAAAGTGAGGCCAGGGATCAACGCAGTACACCTTTCCGTCATCCCGGAATGAATTGAAGTTACCACTCAGCAGGGCGTGGGAAGATCTCCCGAAGGCCGAGCCAATCTCTATGATCACTTTATGCTCCCCCGCCCTCTGGTAAAGCCATTCCAGCTCAGGACCGGACATCCACCCAGGGATAGGAATATAGGGAAAGCGATATGGTCCGTAGTAGTTCTTGATCACAACACACGCTCCCATGGAAACCGGAGGATCCCTCCGCCAGGCTTTGCCTCCTTCAGTTCGCCCTTGCGCCGAAAGGCCTGACGGTACACTTCCCGGTACTTTTCGCGAAACTCTGATGGCTGGCTGGCGTCTGGGATGACCTCTCTGGTCCATCTGATTAGATTGACCTCTGGGATGTGGGTGCGCTGGGCAACCCGGTCCATCCACCTCATAAAAGGACCATCACCACCATACATCCCGCAATAGTCTTCGTCATAGCCCCCGGTCTTCCAGAACTTCGTACGGGTAACCATGAAGGTATTAGGATGGGGCTTAGACTTTCCATCATTGCCCAGCATCAGCTCGTACCGGAATGAATGGTCATTGTCCTTTATGGCAGTCAACCGCTGTAGGGTGTAGAACCTATCCTGGTCCTTCTCCATCTCCAACAAATAAGCCAGGGAAGGAGTAGGCAGGGTGTGGTCGATATCTGACATAAACAACCACCCGTTCGGGGCCATCTTTGCACCAAGGTTCCTAGCACCATGCTGATTCCAGGGGATATCCTTCAGGATTCGGTACACCTGGAGTTGGAAGTCAACAGGGCCTGATTTATCAATCACATCCAATACCGGGATCTGGCTGCAATCATCCACCAGTATGACCAACACCTTCTCTTTCATCCAATCCGGCATCATATCCCACCCGGAAAGCTGTATCTGTAGCATCCCTGAGCAGTTGTAGCACGGATATATCAAGGTGAAGAGGTCCGAGAATTTGCTACTCACCATTCACCACCAATCCTGGAGGAATCCAATCCTTAGTTTTAGATCGAGTCCACCATATCCATCCACCACCAGCAGGCCTGATATCCCCAGGCTTGCCAAGATATACCGTAGGGCTTTGGTTACCTATCCAGTAACCTTGCGAGTTTTTCCCTGCCTGGCATTCTGGGCCGAAGAACTCTTCCACTGCCTTTCTGACTCCGCCGTGAATAAGGTCATCCCCACCCATCCAACCCCCATACTTCAGCTTGGGCCAGAAGTTCCTGATATCTGCTATAGCTCCTGGGTAACGATGGTCACCGTCTACCCAGACAAAACTTAAGGATTCATCAGCAAACTCCTTGTGCAAGATGCCGCTGTCTCCTCGCATAGGGATTATAGTTACTTTTCCCTCGCCCTCCCTATTTACTGGAAGAGTAGTTTTAATGAAGTCTTCAACTGGGACATAGATCTTGTTGTTAGAATCCCATATGTCGATGGCGTAGATGATTATTTGCTTGCCACTGTTGACAGCCTCTACCCCAAGACAGGAGGTGGACTTGCCTAGGTGGCACCCGATTTCCACAAACAAGGCCGGGTCCGGAGCCATTGCCACTGCTCTTTGGTACATTTCAGGCCAGTTGAACCAGCCTTTAATCTGTTGATAATAGTGTTTCATCTCCAGTAATCCAATATCCAGGTGTGCCCGTCAAGTATTAGTTGCTTATTCTTACCACCCTGAATTAGCAGTGATACTATCTCCCCATTTATCGGGTGCTGTGTTCCGGCTTTAGGCAAATATTTGCTTATCCACTTACTCGGGAAAAGGTCTACTCGCATCGGCAGAGAAGACAACCATTGCTGATCTCCAGCAAAGTGTATATACGGAATCTTCCCTAACTTACTTCTGATCAGTTTAATCTGTTCGGAGCTACCACTCCAGGACATCACAGACGAGTTGAAGTCATGCCCTCGCATGGGAACTCCGCTAGACGGGGCAGTACAGAAATCAGTAGGAAACTCAATCAGTGGCACAATACTTCTCATGATTACCACATCAAGGTCGAAGTATAGAACCCTCGGAGCATCAAGGTTGAACAAGTTGACCTTATACCAATGGTTCTCGACATTCTTGGGCGGGATGATAGTCGGTGGTATAGCTCGGACCCAATCGTAAGACTTCAGTTCATCAGTATGCGGGGTGACACACACAAACTCAAATGGTCGGTGTAGCAGTCCTACTCGCCTATCCACCATCCGATACAGCTTCCACACCCACTCCACCGTATCGAACACTTCCGACTTCACCCACACGCAAGCAACTGTTAGCATCGGTCGGTCACCCCTTTGACATAGCCAGGATCAGACGGTCGATGATTCCAAACCTGTCTATCCGCCATGTCCTCTATCCCCCAGCAACGGCGATAAAAAAGCCCAAGATGCCCCAAGTCCACTCCCTGTCTACCTACAGAGGCAAGGTCGTAAGCGAGGACCGTAGCAGTTGGCCCCACACACAACAAGAAAAGGTCGGTCTTAGGTCTCAACAGGCAGTCTACCATTATCTTATCATAGTTCTTCCAGGCGTGGGTAGACGGAACAGCGATCTGATAAATGGACCGGGCTGACTTCATCATATCAATGTTTGCCCGCTTTTCATGCCCCCTAACCAGTGTCACGTCCCTGTCCCGCCAGATTTCTGATATCAGTACCCAGTAGCTGGGCCAGGACAGGTAACCACACAGGTCCCCTCTGGTAATGTAGGAGCTACCATATAGGTGATTGCGGTCACTGATCTTGTAGAACTTTCTCCGCATGCTCTTGATGTAGTCCTCTGGGACCTCGGTAAACTGCCTACCATTCCATACATTAGGGATGGCAACGATATGGTTGGGCAAACGGCTATGAAACACCTCAGTCAGCCTCTCTTGGAGGGACTCAAAGAATATCTGACTGACGTTGCGCTTACCCGCCATGTGCTTCAGTTCCCCATCCCCATACCTGGAGATTGATTTGCCCTGGATGATCTGCCTGATCGTGTCCCACTCATTCATCACCTTGATATGAAGCTTCTTGATAGGAATCCGGGGCCGCTCTTCTTCCTCCAGAGCAGCGTCTTCTGCCAGGTGAGAAAATAGCCTGCTGTAAAGAGCCCGCCTCTTCTCAAGACTATCCTTGGCCTCCTGTAGTCTAGCCATTCTCCTATCATGTGCTGCCTTCTTGACCATAGCCTTGGTAAGAGCCACACTCACCAGCCCTTCTTGATAAGTTCCTCGATGGGAACCACCGTAAATATGTTGAGGGCTGAGCCTGGGGTAGCATTGGCGATCTGAAGTCCGGTCACTTTCATCGCATCACTCATTGGCTTCAGGAATGGCATCATACTATTCTGGTAGATCTTGTCGCGCTCAACCTTCTGGTGATTCTCATGCCAGTTGTGATGTCCATCCACCATGCGCATATCAAAGCCAAGTAGTACAATCCTAGCAGCACCAAGAAGATAAGCGGCATTGATAGCAGTACCACCACAGCCCCTATTCCAGCAAAGAGTGTCCTGCTCCACGCTAAGACCAAAGCGAGCCTCATCCCTACGCAGTATCCTGAGCCACGGCCACTTGACATTCCGCTCCTCCAATAGCTGAGGTACGCAACAAATGACTTGCTCCCTATTCTTCCACTTAGTCAATTCGATTTCATTCCAATGAAACCACCGCTTGTCGGCGAACACACACCAGTCAACCCAATCCCCAAGCTTGAAGGCATCGTTACAGCCTACCACCGGCCTATTCCTAACCAGGTCCAGGTTGGTATGTTTGAGAGAAGGCCCACCACCCAGGACAAAGACAGTCTGGCCATCATACGGTCGTGGCAGGGAATCATACTCCTCTCGGATCTCAGGTATGAACCAGTCGAGCCACTTGCCATACTTACCGTCCGATGATCCGATCTTGATAGTTCCACCCATCACAGCAGCTCCGATATCGGCTTGAAAGGGAATGCCTTTAGTTTACTGCTCTGGTTTATATTCCAGACAGTAACCCCCAGCTTGGCAAAGTCATCAGCCACACTGGTAAAGGCATTCAGCATCATCTCTTGGTAAATGTTCAACGATGGCTCAGGCATCCATCGGTCATTGCTGTCCTTGGTTCGCTTGATGTAGTAAGGGTCGTAAGCCCGATGCCAGTTGTGGGATTTACCGTTGGCAGTCTGATCAAACCCTAACAGCACCATGTCCTTGGAACCGAGCAGGTAAGCAACGTTCATGGCGCAAGCCCCAGTGGACCTGTTCCACCTCACCATATAAGGATCATCGCTGATGCCCCAGGCCTTGCGCCCATTTAACCGACGCACATGAAGCATCCAGTCCTCGTCCGGTCTTGGGTCTCTACCGGAGGCATTGATTAGCTTACCTCCTTCATCAACATATTTGTGTAAATCTGACCGAAAGTTGCGCAGGAAAGCCTTATCTCCGAATACAGCCCACTGGACCATACCTCGGGGCAGTAGGAATGCAGCGGCATTACATCCCAGCACACATTGACCTTCCAGCATTCTCCAATCAAAGTTACTCAAAGACGATCCCCCACCCACGATGAAGACCCGCTTACCAGGCCACACTTTTGGGATTGCCGACCAAACCACTTCACCAAAGCCCTTATTCCGATGCAGCATCATACCCAGTCTCAGCCCAGGCCTTCGCCCTATCCTCCCGAACAAAACCCCGACTCACCTTGGTACCAACCGGCAAAACAACTCCGTCAGGAGCTGTATAATTCAGCCCTGGAGTCTCAATTACCACTTTCCAGTTCTTACCAGTCACCTGTATAGCCTTGAGTTTGGCTTGGGGAAGACACTCACCTACCCCCATGTAGTCCTTCTTTGGTTTGGGTACGGGAGCCAATTCTGAGACTGGTTCAATGAGCTCCCAGCCATGCCAAGCATTCGGGTAGCCGGGCAGCTGCTCCTTGCTCTCAACTTGAATGGTGTCGCCAGGATAAAAGGTTTTCATTGAAGCCTGACGAGCCTTATGCCCACCTTTGCGACTCCCCATGAACAACTTTCCGCTATCTTTCCTTCGTCTGTACGTCAGCATGGAAACCTCTCTTAGTACTAGCCAGGCTGGACCGTTGATGGTTACCAGCCTGGCTGTGTCTGGGCTACAAAGAAACCGAGAAAACTGGCCTCAACAGTTAAAGGTTAGGTTACGAAGTTGTCGCCACCACGATGCCACAGTTAGTATCGGCATCAGCCCGAAACTGAGGGACCATGATCGCCATGATTTTGTATTCAAACTGCATGCCACCATGGCTGGTCCACTCCACCATCATCGGAGCAAAACCCACGACCATTCTTACGGTCTCAGCCTTCAGCTCGGTGAAGATCACCACATCGTCATACAGCTTGTCGGCAACCTTGATCCCCTCAATACCGGAAATCTCCATGATGCGTTGCCGGGTGGACTTGTCCGAGTTGGTCTTAAAATCGTCGTCAAGCACCGTCTCATAGGCCGTAGGGATGTAGATCATGTACGGACCATAGTGCTTGTCGTCGATCAGCTTCTGCTTCATGTTGAGAACGTCTTTGAGAACTTCCTCACCAGTCACGCCGCTGGAACCCCAGTCGGCCATCGTGGTGTAGGTGTTGGCATTAGCTGCATTGCGGTAGCCGTAAATAGTACCACCACCATAGGCGAAGGTACCGACCGTGGCGCCACCACCAGGACCGTTGAACAGCATGTTCTCGATATACTCGGTTACATTACGAGTCCCCATCTCAGCACGCAATGTGTCAAGCGGGGTACCACGTTTGCGGGATGCCGTCAGGTGCCGTATCGTCAGATAGAAATCGTCGTGAACGATTGGCAACGGCAGGTAGTTAATGGTGTACTCGGGGATGTCAGCCCGGCCACGAGCAATAGCATCCATGCTCATCTGTGCGGCCTCAACATCCGTTACATGCTCATACTCAAGCACCGTAGTACCCATAGCATTAGGCACATTCAGCACCAGGCCCCGAGCAAGAAGGTCCCCTACGCCCACGAGTCTTTCCTGGGCGACCCGGAGGACCACATCGTCATACTGTTTCCACTCGTCCTTCAGGAGGGTGGCAGCGTTGACCTTGAAGTTCTTACCATTGACCGTCACGAAGGCATCCAGTCCGCCCATGAACTGGTCAACATTCATGCCGGCATCATTGGCCATCAAGGCGATGTCCATGAGATTGGCCCTTACTGCCGATGCCTGCTTGGTCATGTTAATCCAGGGCCGAAGAGCCTGGGGATTCATCCCCAAGTTCATAAAGGCCGACATCGCCCCTGCACCCATATTAGCCATAAGGTGCTCGGTACCAGGAGCCCACGCCCCAGTCTGGGCATTAATCGTGAAAGGGCTTGCTACCAACGATGGTTTATTTTCCATTGTCTCCTCACCTCCTTCTCTTATCGAATACGCTGGACACGGATGCGAGCAGCGGCACCACCAGCAGAATTGTTAACGGATTCCAGAGCCATGAAGTGAACCCCGGTGCCCAACTGAGCAGAAGACTGCTGAGCATTGCCCAGGCACCCAGGACCTTCATAACCGGCAAAGGTCAAATAACCGCCACAAGTCACATTGTGCCCATCGGCAACCCAGGCATACACCTCAGCACCAAGCCCAACCCAACGGGCGAGGCACTGGGAACCATTGGTGTAAACGGTATCAATCTCACTGCCCTGCAGGGTATCCACATCAGCCACCAGCAAGGGGCCAACGGTCTCGGACTCATCCTGAATCTCAAAGTCCAGGTCAGACTGGAACTTGAGGAACATGCCGGGGTAAATACCGGCTTCACCTGCCTTGGCAATTTCCTGCGGGCAAAACTCCTGACCTCTCAAAATGATCGTTTTGTAAGCCATTTTCGGTCACCTCCTATGTATGGCTAAAGGGTTATCGTTTCAAGTTCGACTTGAAAGCCTCGGCCAGATCCGGAACCACCAAAGGTTCGGGCTGATCGGGCGTCTTATCATTAGCTGCCGGTCCTACACGCATACCAAAGAACTGACCAGCAGGTTTTTCCTCAGCCACAGCTAGAGGCTTCACGAAAGCAGACAGAGCCTTGAGCTCGGCGGTGGACTTAGACATCAGGCTCTCATTCGTGAAGGTGTTACGGGGATCCTTCACGATGGACTCGATGATCTCAGCCCGCTGCATAGCATTCAGGGCGATCCCTTCCAGGATGCTGTCCCGAACTTCCTTGGGCATTTGCTCCTGGGTGGAAAGC